TTTGGACCGCCGTTAGGCTGCTAATTATTCCTAATTAGATGAGACCATCTCACAACCCCTACCGGGGTTTCCTGCACTTCCACTCACTTGAGTGTACTTCCTTTCGGAATAGTCGTTGCACCTTCCTGATAAATCAGGCTTGGCTCAGGATTGTCTACGTCTTTACGTTTAGAGTTTCCCTGAGTTCACATAGTTTATTTTGACAGATTGCTCTGAAAGGACACTATCTACTTAATGTCCGACACATCTTCCTTTAATCCAATTTGATTATATGACGTGTAAACTGCCATCTTATTTTCCTTTTCTAGTTACGATGGTTAAAATTAAGCTTCCCAACGCTTTAATAGAACATCAGATATATCATCTAAGTCTTTTGATTGAGATTTAGCTAAAGCAACACTAGCCTCTTTAATTCTTTGAGATTTCATAGAGTTAGCATTAGAAGGAGCCTTTTTACTTTTAAGGGTCTTCACCGAATTGACCTTCTTCTTCTTAACAGTCGCTACTTTTTTACCCTTATCATAAAGTCTAGCTTTATTTAAAATCTTGATCACATTAGGATCAACATATTGGTTAACCTCATTTTCGGCTAAACCTTGGGATATGGCGTAAGAACGGATATCGTTATACAAGTTATTATTCCAATCAGGAACAGTCGCTTGTAATGTATTCACACATTCTTTAGCAGCTTCTTGCATTCTTAAATTATTCTGATTACTGATCTCCTTATAGAAAGCATCAGCCTCTTCATTTAAGAATTTGTAGTCTTCTTCGGCTTCTTTAGCTTCTTTTCTGAGTTGGGCGAAGTCTTCTGCTGACATGGCTTTTGATGCAACGAGCATATCCACATCTTTATAAGGCTTAAACCTTTTCTCAGCGTTCTCCAACATCTTCTGAAGAACGACATTAGACTTAGAAATAGCATCATCAGCATCTTTACGTTGTTTTGCCACTTCTTGAGACTTACGAGTGAGACTAGCTTCCTGACCATAAAGTCTCTTAAGATCCTTAACAGATGCCTGAACTGTTTCACCGTCAACAATGACTTCAACTTCTGCATCATCATCAAGAATTTCTTTTTGATCTTCTTCATCAGTTTCATCATCTTCCTCTTCGGTTTCTTCAGTTTCTTCTTCAGGGTCTTCAGGTTCTTCAGTGACTTCATCACTTTCTTCTGTCTCGACCTGAGTGTCGTCACTAGTCTCTTCAGTTTCGACTTCAGGTTTATCCTCTGCCTCAGGCTCGGATGGCTTTTCAGCGTCCTCTTCCCATCGTGAGAGAATAGCATCAGCAGCATCGTCAGCAGACAATTGTGCTAAATTCGGTTTGGTATTATTTTCGGATTGTGTTTGAGTTTCCATTTATTCCTCTTTTGAACTGTTTAAATCTTTGTTTTTAGCCTCAATCTCATCCTTAACTTGGATGTCTTGTTTGAGGGTGCTAATAATGTCCACTAAAGCTCGGTAGTGATCATAAGCTTTTTCTCTTTTTTCCTTCTCATCAGGCTTAGTTGAGGTGAAGGTAGCAAATGAACCGTCAACCATTCTATTTAGAACCTTATTAAAGGTTTCATTTTTCAATAGGTTGTCGGCATCAACACCTAACGCTATTAGGTCTTGTTCTTTCTGTGACATAATCTCTCCTTTATTGATTTAGCCAGTTGGTGATGCGATTGCTCTGACATCGTCAGCGTTTCTCGCAATCTCTAATTCAGCGTCATCAACCTTCTTCTTATGAGCTAGTTGCTCTTCTTTAAGGTCTTGATTGTCAGACGCTATGGCATGAGAACTTTCAGCTTTCATTTTATCCAGTTCAAGTTTCATCTTGCCTAACTCAGCTTCCATTTGGGTCTTCATTTCTGCAACCTGAGTTTGTCTTTCTTGTAATTCTAATTGTTTCTGAGCCATTTGAACTTGCATCTGCTCTTGTTGAGAAGGTTCAGGTGGTTGTAATTGCTCAGGTGGAGTTAAGAACTCCTCGACATTTAATATTCCTTGTTTTTGTAGAGCCTCTTTCATCATATTGTATCGATTTGGAAGTTGATACATAGGTTGTAAATTTGGATCTTGTGAGAATAAAGTATGGAGTTGCATGAACTTCATGGCATCTCTTTCTTGTTCTCCATATCCTAACTTTAGCTCAACCATGACATCTCTTTTTTCTTTCCAGTCACTTGGGTTGATTTGGACAAAAGAACCGGCAATATCCACTACCTTATCGTATTGCTCATTTTCAACTACAAGTCTGTAAACTTCATGGAATAGAGGTTTCATAAATTGGTTAGCAAAGTTTCTAGCTATAATCTTTTGCCTTTGCTGAGACATAGTAGCTAGTTGCTCTACCATAGCAGCAGAATTTTGTTTGCTTATAGCGTCTTTATTTAAACCTTGTGATAACTTTGATACTCCAGTAGCGTCTTCCTTATCCTCATCTAACATCTGTAAAGTTTGGAATATAAATGGGTTTAGAGGAGACTGAGGCATCGGTGCAATAGCATCAGGTCTACTTACATTAACTAAGCCACCAACTCTATTATCTATTAATTCTCTTGGGTTAGTTAGACCACCCTTAACAACCATGTATCTAGGGTTATTTGTTACTACGGCATGGTCTAAAATAGACCTTGTTAAAATCGTTCTAGCATTTTGTGTAGCTATGATTTTAGAGGCGAAGTTAGATCCGTAAAATGAATGAGGTATCGGAATTGGACTAAAGACAACAAAAGGCTTTCTATCAACTTCGGTACACTCTAAAAGAATATTACCAGCTTTGCATACCTTATAAAGATAAGCTATCCCAGTTCCTTCTTTATCTAAATTCACATAGCATTCGTGAACCATAATATCTCGGACTTGATCTTGGTAGCCTTTGCTATCAAAGCCTCTACTAGCACCTATAGATTCAAATCGAGCTAATATCTCAGGGTCAGTTTCTAATTCGACATCTTCGTGGTCACTTCCTATATCTTTCAGCTTGTCTTCTGAGTAACCCATTTCCCTTAACTCAGATAGAGTTTTTCTAGTTCTATGACATACAAAGTTAACTTCATCTAAAGATTTAGCTTGTGGCTCAATTAAGAACTCTTCAGGAGCGAGTGCCTCTATCTGCACCTGACTTGCATCTCTTGTAACAAGAATAGTACCGGAGATTAAGCCGACAGCATTTGTTTCACTTTCTCCTAGCTCAACATCATCTTGAGCAATCAACATATCGAGTTCATCTTGGGTTACATCAGTAAATTCCTCTTCAATAATCTCTTCACGGTCATCCCAAAATATCTTAGCTACACCAACTCTTGCTGTTAATCCATCGTGGATAACTGAGTTCATTACAGCGTTTACATCATTCTGTCTAAACATGACATAGTCCGTATACTTAGAACAAACCTCAGCCGTTTCTACATCGTCAGCATTTTGAGGAGCAAACTTCACTATGTTATTACCAGCAGAAAAGGTCTCCAGTAATCCAGCTTTTAATGCCTCAACACTATTGTATACATCTTGAGATACAAACTTTGAGTTTCCGTCATGAGCTGGTCTTGGAAGAGTTGCATTGTAGTACTCGGTAACTTTCTTTCGCTCTCGTGAAAGCTCACTGTCGTAGTAACCTACTGCTGTTCTTATGTTATTCTCTACAACACGGATGATGTCTCCATCTTCCATTGCTTTGTAGTCTTTTTTATCTGCCATAATTAAATCATTTCCACATAAAATTGATCTTTACTTTCCACTGGTTCCCATGCTCCTTCGTGAACATAATTAGCTAAAGCCAACGACATTACACAGTCATCAAAGCAACCATGTTCAGCCTCCATAGCACCACTTTCAGTGACGATATATGTAAGCATCTCTCTTAAAGTTGTTTTGTCATTGAGTTCTAACTCTTCCTCTCTCATTGACGCTCTTAATTGGTCAATAATAAGAGGCTTAGTTTTTACTGTTGTTGTAAAACCTAATTTGACAGTCTCACGGTCAGTGATTTTGTCATGTTGTATTTCAGTATAAAAATTAGGGTAGGCAAGATCTTTTCCTAACCTAGTACAAGTTAATATTCCGTGGGAGTTATTTTCAACACAGATAAAGGCTTCGTTGTAATAGGTTCCCAATTGAAAGAGTATTGTAGCGAAGTAGTCAGGGTGGACATGACCTCTCCATGTCGCAACTTGTCTTTTTTTACTATCGAGAACTGTTGCCACGGAGTAATCTCCGGATCTGATTCCCATAGAAACATCTGCTCCGATGACATACCGTTCTCCGTTGTCGTGTTTTAAATAAGTCGTTAACTCACCTCTTGAGTGGTTGACCCATTCCTCACCTTCTAAAGCAAGTCTTTCTTTTACATCTTTCGTTAAAGGTAATAACTTTTGAAGTTGTGAAGGGTTAAACACTGGACGACCAGTAGTCAGGAAAGCCTCTTCAGGCTCTGCCGGATACTCTTGTCTAAATAAATCAATGCCATTTTGAGCAATCTTACGCCTTCTAAACATAAGTTGTTCATTATCGAGCTTAAATTTCTTAGCTAACTCCCTTTCTTCAGGGGTTCTTTTAAATTTCTTAGATACAGTTTCTCTATAAGTAGGATCGGTAAACCAAGGAATAAAAACCGGAACATAACCGTTTCTACCCTCTACTGCACCTTTCCATAAGTCATAGAATACACCTGATACACCGTTAGCTGTTGATTCAATGAATATAGCTGTATTAGGTTCATTAGGAACTGCTTGAACTAAACCATTCCATATATCTTCTGCTGAAGATTTGTTCCAAAAGGCTAACTCCGAGGCATGACAGTGTGTTAGAGTTTCACCTCTACCAACTGAATCACCACCAGCAGTTGCAACAACAAACGAACTATCTAAAACATCAAAAGACAACTCTCTTCTACTAGAATACTTCGTATGTGGTTTTAATATCTCAGGGCAATTCTCATGAAATCTCTTAGTCATGTCGAATAAGGCTCTTGTACTATCTGCATGGTGGGTAATCACCATAGCTTTTCTTGCTTTATTCTGACTTACTGAGAAGTATAAGTATCCACCAACATATGTTGATAGACCTTGTTGCCTAGCCTTTAGAATGATAACTCTAACCTTACCTTCTGTAGACTTTTGATCATCAACAGCTTTTTGTAAGATTTCTTGAGCTGGGTTTAAGGCAAGTGGAGCAATTTCACCTGACTTAGTTCTTATTTTTAGAGCAGATTTAGAATAAAAAGGAAATTCATCTTTAAGGCGTTTACGGATTATCCGTAGTTTTCGATCCATCGTCTTCTTCAGACTGAGCTAACGTGGCTAAAAACTCTTCAGCTTTATGCATTGTTACCTCGTTCTTAGATGCTGGTTTCTGTTTCGTAAAATCTAGTACTAAACGAGCTGCACTTAAACGCTCTCTTGTTTCTCCCACTGTAGTCATAACTTCAACGGCAGTTTTGAGTGCTGTTTTTGCATATTCGTTTTCGATATTGTATTTATCAGCCATAATCTCGACTAGCCTTTCTGCTTCCTTTTTATTTTTTGCTCTTATGGGTTCTATTTGCTCTTTTCTGTAGCCGTCAGGAACCCCTCTTGGACGACCACTATTCTTTTTCGGTTTATTAGACCACTCTTTTCTTAAGGCTCTTCCTTCTTCGGTATCCATCAAAGTGCTAAAGTAATTTCTTTTAGGAGCCTTCTGAGGAAACCTTGTCTTAGATGGAGACTTAGGTCTTTGCTTTCTCTGAGCCGTCATGCACTCAACGCTCCTTGACCCATTGATAAAGCACCTTCAGGCATCTCTTCTTCACTGTCATCCATTGCAAAGGCTGCCATGATAACAGCTAAAATTGTTCCAAGTGGACTAGCATAAAACTTAACAAACTTAGATGATGGTTTGTTGTTTAAGTTGTCTCTGATAAACTTAGCAGTATTAGGTGCTATAGATTTAAACTGTTGAGGTGACATCAAGTAAGCACCTACAGCATCAGCTAGTAACTCTTGGATAGAATGCTGATATCTACTTCTTTTAATCTTAAACTTAGTATACTCTTCAACAAGGCTAGTTTTGGATCGTGCCAATTTTCTTAATAACAGATTTCTTTCACCATCCTCAGGTAAGGTATTCATTGCACTTATCGATCTTTCGTGATCTCTAA